AGTTTGATAGAGCATATCACTTATGGGACGGAGTAAAGGAGATTGATGACGCAGACTACTTAGCAGGAATTGACTTCGGGTTCGTTCACCCCACCGCTGTTATTTCAATTAAGAAAGACAAGCAAGGACACTACTGGGTTACTGACGAGTTATATAAGTCTGGTTTGACTGACGCACAGATAGCCGAGTATGTAGCTGCTAAAGGTTACACAAAAGTCTACCCAGACCCAGCACAACCACAAGGAATAAAGGAACTAACAAACCTTGGGGTTAATTGTGCTGAAGTTATAAAGGGACAAGACAGCGTAAGAAATGGTATCAATAAAATACGAGAGCTACTTAAACAACGTAGAATACACATCAACGTGGCTTGTAGTAATCTTATCTATGAGTTTGAAACGTATGCTTACAAAGAGAATAGTGAAGACCCTGTAAAGGAGGGAGATGATGCGATGGACGCATTACGCTATGTTATTATGATGAACGAAACAGTGAGAAGACCAATTTTAGATAGAACGCCTATACGAATGAGTGAGCGTAAAAAAGTAAACCCAGCACGCTAAAAGACAGTTATAAATTAAAGTGGTATAATTAAAGTCAATATGAATCCATACGATGAGATTTTAGACCCAGTGGACGAGATTAAGGTAACCCCAAAGATGGAGGCTAGTTTACGTGAGAAGATTATAGGTGAAGCAATCATGGATTGTGTGTTGACAGTAAACGGGCGACCTATTAAACAAACAGGGGCACAGTTTCAAGTAGATGACTCTAAAGTAGAGACTCTCAAGCAACTAATACGAGACAATGACAACAAAAACAAGTCCTAAATACACTGTGTCCCTAAAGATGGGAGATGGTAACAAAGTTTACGAAGGTGCAGGTAGTGACTTTGCAGAAGCACTTTCCACTATTGAAATGCCAGAGAAACTTATTGAACGAGGAGTGCTTACAGTCACTAACGGCAAAAAGATTGTTGAGCAAGTATTCACACCATTTCAGTTACGAGGACTTAGAAGCAATGCACTTTCAAAAGAAATACTAGCGAAGCGATTATCAGTTTTACTAAAATAGTATGGAAGACAGAGACAGAGATATTTATTCATACATCACCTCAGAGGAAACAGCCTACGGTCTTCCTATTACTGTTGTAGATGGTTATGAGTGGAACATGAAGGAGCACGTAGACACAACTGTGTTATACAATGGCTCAAAGTACCGAGGCGGCAACCCAGACGACAACCCCTACAAGAACATAATACGCCCTATACTAAACCTTCAGCACCGCGCTGAGGGATTTGACGTTAAAGATGTTGATATTTATGTGAACGACTCAAAGCAGTATTACAAGTCATTCATAACAAAGAAGTACCACGAGAAGTGGGCTGTTGATAATAACATTGATACATTCATTGACGACCTAGTAGAGGGTTACTGTGACTTTGGAGGTGTTCTAGTTAAGAAGTTAGAGGGACAACCTGCACCAGAAGTAGTACAACTACAAACTATTGCCTTCTGTGACCAATCAGACGTTCTTGGTGGTCCACTAGGTATCAAGCACTTCTTCTCACCTGATAGACTAAAGGAGATGGCAGACGCAGGTTGGGGAGACGTAAAGAATGGAGCTACTGTAAGTATTGACGAACTCATTACACTTTCTAAAGAAGAAAAGAAAAGCAAAGCTGGTGCAAAGAGCAAGACACCAGGGAAGTACATAGAAGTATATGAGATACATGGCATGCTACCAGAAAGCTTCTTAAAAGAAGATGGAGACGAGGATAAGTACTCACGACAAATGCAGATAGTAGCTTTCTATACAGCATCAGATGGTCGTAGCGAGGGAGTTACACTATTTGCAGGAAAGGAAACCAAGACACCATTTAAGTTCTTGTCACGCGATAAGATTTACGGTAGAGGACTAGGCATGGGAGGAGCAGAAGAACTCTTTGAGTCTCAAGTATGGGTAAACTACTCAATGATTGCCAAGAAGAAGATGTTAGACGCAGCTTCGGCAACATTCTATAAAACTACTGACCAGAACCTCAAAGGTAAAAACTTACTAAACGACAAGGAAAACGGAGAAGTTATCTTTGTAGAAGATGGAGGAGATGTAAGCCAAATTGACACATTCCCACGTAACATCACAGCATTTGATAACGCAACAGCAGAATGGGAAGCACACGCACAAACAACAGGGGCAGCTAATGAAGCTATTATGGGTGAAAGCCCTAAGAGTGGTACTCCATTCAAACTACAGGAACTTGTCACAGCAGAAGCACACTCGCTACACGAATACCGCAAAGGGCAACTCGCTGTGTTTGTTTCAGAGATTTACCGAGACTGGATTATCCCTGCAATAATGAAAGATGTAACAACCGAACAAGAGTTCCTTTCAGAGCTAACACCAGAAGAACTAGAGTTTGTCGCTGATGCACTTATGACTAACCAAGCTAATGAGTTTATTATTGAGTCAATTCTTGGGGGTCGGCTTATCCAACCAGAAGAAGTTGAGTTGCATAAGGAGGGAGTACGCGAGAAGTTCATGAAAGGCGGCAATAAGAAGTTCATTAAGATTCTTAAAGATGACCTAAAGAAAACACCAGTAGATGTTGCGGTTAATATCGTTGGTAAGCAGAAATACTTGTCACAGAATGTGGACAAACTCGTCAATGTATTCCGTCAACTTATTTCAGCACCACAGGTACTTGATGACCCACGCATGGCGAAGATATTTAACCAAATAATAGAAGGCTCAGGACTTACACCAGTAGACTTCTATCGTTCACCACAGGCTATCCAAGCGCAACAGGCACAGCAAGCACCACAGCAAGGAGCGCCAGCGCCAACGGATACAGCACCATTAAAAGCTTTAGCAGAACAAAATGTCTAAACAAATAACAGAAAAAGAGATGTTAGAACTATCTCTAAGTAAAAACGAACTAGCCGAGTTGCAGATACTAGCCGATAACCCCGTAGCCCTAAAGGCAGTCAAGAAAGCAGTCCTTTCAGGTATCTACTTTCAAGGAACACTACGACCAGATGTCGATTCGTTCCCTATGTATAACTTTCTTTATTCTTTCGTACCTGCAAACGGGCAACGCTCTGATGCAGAAGTAGGGCAGGACTTAAAAGCAGCTTTAGAAGGAGCTAGAATGGTCGAAAGTGGTTTCTCTAACATAGAACTGTTTAAGAAAGTATCGGAAGAAAAGAAGAAAAAAGACAACCCAGCACGATAATGGTATAATTATAAAATATGACAGAAAATAAATACACAAACGTATCTGCAACCGCAACCATTAAAACAGGTTACGGCAAGTTGATGGGAATGTACGTCAACTCAACTTCAACAGGAACTATTGAGTTTAATGACGGACTTACTGCAACAGAAGCAGGTATTAAAGCAACAGGAGTGCTCACATCGAGTGGAGCATGTGTCCCAGCGGTATACGCACAGAGCGTACTTACCAGTGACGCAACAAACAACACAGAAGACGAAACAGTGACAATCGGTTCAACAGTATACCGATGGCGAGATACATTAGCACAAGCATACGATGTTAAAATCGGTGCAAGTGCAGCCGCTTCACTAGACAACTTAAAAGCAGCAATCAACGCATCAGGAACACCTGGAACGGAATACTTCGCAGGAACTTTGGCACACCCAGACGTTATTGCTACAACTAACACAAACACAACACAGCTAGTCGTAGCCCGTGTTATCGGAACAGATGCTAACACCATCGCAACCACAGAAGCAGGAGCACACACATCATGGGCTGACACCACATTAGGTGGAGGCACAGGAGTGTCAGTTACAGGAGTAGCGACAACAGCAGCAACAATTACAATAGACACAGAAACATACACAGCAGTAACTTCACTAGCTGAAACACACGGACTAACAGATGTTCCGTATCAGGTATTATGGGTAACTAACGAAGCTACTTTCCTAGATAACCTTAAAAGTGCAATTAACAATGCAGGTACAGAAGGAACAGACTATGGAACTGGTACACCAGCACACTCATCAGTAGAAGCCACAACCAACACTTCCACAGCGCAGACAATACAGGCACTTGCAGTAGGTACAGCAGGAAACACGATTGCAACCACTGAAACACTAGCGAACTACGCATGGGCAGCAACGAAAATGTCAGGAGGTTTTGACCCATCAATCCTTATAAACAACACAATCACTCCAGCAATCGGTTATCACGACCTAGGAGGTGTTGCGTTTACAAATGGATTACTGGCAACAATCGCAAACACATTAGACGTTACAATTTATTGGCAATAGAAAAATATATGTTAACACCACTTAAATCCCTAAAGGATAAAATCAAAGAAGAAGTTAAGGTAGAGAAGAAAGAAGCACCAAAGGTAGAAAAGAAAAAGAAATAGCACCTTGAGTTGTCAATCTCGTTAAAAATTGAGGGTTCTAGCACCGACACAAAGTTATTAACGGTTCTCACACCTCTCAAAAGTGATTAAATACTAGATATCATGTCTAATGACAACAATGAAGAGCAGGACGTTGACCTTGAAAACAACGAAGATTTAGAAGACGAGGAACTGGTAGAGGAAGATGAATCAGAGGAGGAATCCGATGAATCAGAAGACGATGTTGAAACCCTCAAGGCAGAAGTTGCAAAGTACAAACGTATGGCGCAACAGAAAGCTAAGAAAGCAGAACAGAAACCAGAAGACAAAGCTCCTAAGTCAAACGAATCGAGCGAACTGGATTATGGACAAAAGGCATATCTTCGAGCCGATGGAATCAAAGGTAAAGAAGAAATTGCACTTGTCGAATCTATTATGAGAGATAGTGGACGTTCATTAGAAGATGTTGTAGATGGTAAATTCTTTCAAGCGGAACTTAAAGAACTGCGAGAAAGCTCAGCCACCGCAAAAGCAATACCGCCAGGAACTAAAAGCTCATCTACATCATCACGCGATAAAGTAGACTACTGGGTAGCTAAGGGAGAACTCCCACCAGCAGACCAGACAGAACTTAGGCGTGCAGTTGTTAATGAGAAAATCAAACGAGAAAGCCCTAGTAGCAATTTCGGGAGCAACACTGTCGTAATAAAATAATCCATGTATAAGCTCGGTTTGGCACATTAAAAACCGAATCAAGACGCTTAATCACGGGTTGGTTTATGCAAAGGATTGGTGTATACTTACAGCATGAGAGATGCTAAAGGTAGGTTCGTAAAAGGACATAACACACCACATTCTGCAAAGACCAAACTGAAGATATCTAATACTTGTAAAGAAACAGGTGTTGGTAAGTGGATGACTGGACGTACTACTTCTGAGGAAACAAAGAAGAAGTTAAGTCAAAACAATAGCCGTTACTGGCTAGGTAAGAAACGAGGAGAACAGTCACCAGAAACCAGAGCAAAGATATCTAAAGCATTGAAAGGACATTACGTTTCTCCAGATACACGAGAACGAGTATCCAATATGCACAAAGGTAAGTTTGGCAACGAACACCCTAAATGGGTAGACGAGAAAAAACATCCTTTCCATAAATCAATCCGTGAGACTTACAAGTATCGCCAATGGCGGACAGATGTATTTGAGCGTGACAACTATTCCTGTGTCCTCTGCAATAAAAGAGGGTGCTTCCTAGAAGTTGACCATTATCCAAAACAATTTATTACAATTATTAAGGGTAATGACATACAGACAATAGACCAATCTATAGACTGCATTGAATTGTGGAATACAGATAACGGACGCACTTTATGTCGTCCTTGTCACCTTAAAACACCTACTTGGGGTAAGCGTTAGCGATTATAAAACTAAAGTATTATGGCTTAACATACAGGGTCATATAAAATCTCTTCTGATTGACTTGGAAGCCCAGAGATGGGCGACAGGGCGCAAGGGTAAAGCCAGCGTGAACGACTGAGCGAAGAGACACCACACTTGGTGAAGCGACAGTCTGCTCTACAGTATAATCTTACTGAAGCTGTAGAAGTGAGCAGAAATGACTCACTCCCCGAAAGGGAGTAACAAAAAGGAACACAATAATCTATGCAGAAGATTGGACAACCAAACTTCAAGAGCGCCTAGATAAGCCAGCAACTTGGAAAGAAGTATGTAAAGTGTCTTACACAAACTCACGTGTACTACACAACCCGTACCACACAGACCCTGCAGTACAGTCAGGAACTCGTGGTTCAGCATACACACACCAAAACTACGTATTAGCAGATGAAAGTATCACAATTAATACTTTCAAGATTCTGCCAATGCTTATTGACCGTGCTGACTTAGCTCAAACAACTTACACAGACCAAATGGAGATGGCTGACAAACAAGCTACTCTATTAGACGAATCAATCGAGACAGCTATGCTTGCAGCACACGCTGACTGGACTAACTTCGACAACGCTGCAATTGGTGGCTCAGCAGGAAACATTACAGTTTCTACTTCAAACATTGATGACATTATCCGTGCACTAAAGCGTGAAGTACGTGAAGCAAACGGACAGTCAATCATGAGCCGAAACGGCATGTTCATCGTATGGCGTGCAGCAGACTTCGAGAAACTTGAAGCTTTCGTTCAAGCTAACGGATACAACACAGCAGACATGGCACTTAAGGACGGAACTGTTGCAGGAATGCGATACATGGGAGTAGAACACTATGTTTCAAACTCACACACAGCAGGACACGTTTTTGCAGGTGTTAAGAACACTTACCACCTAGGTATCGTTAAAGATACTTACGGACAAGTAACTATTGACCAAGAACCAGCTACCTCAAGTGGTGCTGTTTCAGGTATCGGAGTAGTATCCCGTGTTGACTACGCTTTCAAAGCTTGGAATAAAACAGGAGGAGTACTCTTTGACGTTTTGGTTGCGTAATCGCTTTATTAACTAACTAATCTACTTATGGCAGACAGAAATTTCCCAAACTATGACGGAATTACGTTCAACACAGAAGTTGTTGTACCTAATTCCACTCAAGTAGAGGGCAACTCAATCCCAGGTGGTGCAGTAGTAGTTGATGTAGCAGCTCCAGTCAATGATGCGAATGACTTTATTGTTCTTCCATCATTGGCAGAAGTGCCAAACGGACACGAAATAACAATTTTGTGTAACGGGGCAAGCGACTTTGAATTACGAACACCAGCTACAAGTGATGAAGAAATTAACTCAGAAAACTGTGACGGTACTAAGGAGTACGAATGTACAGACACTGAAGTAGTTAAAGTTGTGAAAATCAACGACACAATCGGATGGATGGCTCACGCTTACAGCGCAATTGGCGCAGTCGTAGC